GCGGATAGTTTAGTAGAATTAGAACCAAATCCTTCTAATACTAGCTTTAATCCTCGATAAAACTCTTATAAATAAAAGCAATAGGTTTAAGGATAATTAATGGCTCGCATACTTTCAATAGAGGATAAGGATCTAAATACGTCTAGTGTGGTTACATCTCGTAAGCTCAACTATTTAGATATAGACTTATCATTTGCAAATCGTCCGAGTGGTGATGTGTATAAGAAAAAAGATGCTGCAGCTGTGAAACAAGCAGTAAAGAACATCGTTGCAACTGGTAGACTAGAGAAACCATTTGAATCCGAATTTGGTGCAGACGTAACATCTTTATTCTTTGAACTAGCGGATAATAGAGCATCACGTGCCATAAAACAAAATATTAGAAATGCTATCTATGTTTATGAGCCACGTGCCGAAGTATTAAACATAGATGTAAATTTACAACCAGATAATAATTCACTTTCTGTAACTATTACCTTTAAGGTAGTCAGTTCGGAAGAAACTGTTACACTCAATACCATCGTTTCGAGGTTAAGATAATATGGCTACAACAATTAAATCAACAGAACTTGACTTCAATACAATCAAGAACAATCTAAAAACAGAACTTGCATCTAAGAGCGAGTTTGCTGACTATAACTTTGAAGCATCTGGTTTATCAAATATTCTTGATGTTCTTGCTGTGAATACACACTATAATGGATTGATTGCTAACTTTGCTTTGAATGAATCATATCTTTCTACAGCTCAGTTAAGAAGTTCATTGGTATCATTAGCAGAAGGTATTGGTTATATTCCAAAATCTAAGACTGCTTCAATGGCTACTGTTACACTATCAACTAACACTGGTGATTTATCAGGTAGACCTTCAACACTAGCTTTGGCTAGTGGTACTAAGTTTACTGCTTCAGTAGATGATGTAACGTATACATTTCAGACTACAGAGACAGTAACCGCTACAGATAATGGTTACGGATACTATTCATACTTAACACCAGATGGTTCAACTAACATTGGAATCAAAGAAGGTATTGCTAAAACAAAAACATTCTTTGTAGGACGAGATAGTGTAGACGATGTGTATGTTATCCCTGATAAAAACATAGATATGGAAACTGCGATTGTTAAAGTATACCAATCAGCAACTGATACAGCATTTACTTCATATATTAATATTGGTAAATCATCTACTATTAATGCCAATACTCGATTATACATTATGAAGGAAGCACCTAATGGATTCTATGAAATAACATTCGGAGATGGTATAACACTAGGTGCGGCACCTGAGGCTGGTAATAAAATTGTTATAGAGTATCTACAAGTAAGTGGTTCTATTGCTAATGGAGCCAGTGCATTTATTGCTAAATCAAAGATTCAAGTATTAGATTCAGACTATGATGTAAATACAGTTACCTTTACTAATTCTATTGGTGGTGCGGAAGAAGAAACAATGTCTTCCATTCGTAAAAACGCACCATTTCAATATGCTACACAGAACCGTATGGTTACTGCAGTTGATTACTCTACATTGGTTTTATCTAACTTTGGTACACTTATCAAAGACATTCAAGCATTTGGTGGAGAAGACGCCTTAGAACCAGAGTTTGGTGTAGTATTCTTATCCGTTGTTTTTAATTCAGATGTAACAGCAGATACTATTACAACTACAAAGGATGCTATTACTGATCTATCTAAACAGTTATCGGTTGTGGGCTTTGATATTAAGTTTGAAGATCCCGTTACTACATTCATTGAGACAGAGATATTCTTCCAGTTTAACCCTAAACTTGGTTCACTATCTCTAAACAGTGTGCAAGATAATGTACAAACAGAAATTAATAATTACTTTTCTAGTAACATTGGTAAATTTAACCAGACATTCCGTAGATCAAATTTATTGTCTGACGTTGATGAAGTTAGTACATCTGTTCTATCTTCACGTGCTAACATTAAAGTTCAGCGTAGGTTTACTCCTACAACAGATACACTTCAAGATCATACTCTAAGGTATCCAGTTGATATTGCTGAACCAGATGATGTAAACTATATTATTACAACTACACCATTTCAGTTTAATGGTAAAACTTGTATTATTAGAAATAAACTAGGTTCAAATAAACTTCAAGTTGTTGCTCTTGGCGAACAATCAATAGAATCAGATAACATTGGTTCATATAATAACAAATCAGGTGTTATAAGTATTGTTGGATTAAGAATACAATCTGTTATAGGTGGAGATGCATTTATTAAAGTAACTGCAGTTCCAGCTAACCAATCAGCCATCAGTCCACTTAGAAATGATATTCTTGAGTATGATGCTGGTCCATCTTTTGCTACTGGAGTTGTGGTTACAACCACATAGAAATATATGTCACAACGAGATAAAACATTAAAAGATAATAATAGACGTAATCTATTACTGCACGATTGTCATTCTATTCGTGAGGTTCTGCCTGCATATTTTCTTGAAGAGTATCCTAAACTTGTTAGCTTTCTTGAAGCCTACTATGAATGGGAAGATAGCGGTGAGACTCCGTCAAAATTAATACATGACTTATTTCTAAACAGAGATATTACAGCAACAGACATTTCAAATCTTTCTTTCATTGAAGATGAATTACTATTAGGTCAACAATACTTTGAAGGCTTTCAGAATAAAAGATCAGCAGCTAAGTATTCTAACACACTATATAGATCAAAGGGTACACTCTTTTCTATTGAACAATTCTTTAGATCATTCTTTAGTATCTCTCCAGATGTTGTATATACAAAAGAAAACATATTTAATGTTGGAGAGAATACATCACTTATAGGACCAGAGTCACTCAAGTATCTTGTTGATGATAAACTATATCAGAAGTATGCACTATTAGTTAAAGCGCCTATTCCTATTAGTCAATGGAAAGAAGCATATAAGTTATTTGTACACCCAGCCGGTATGTACATTGGTGGAGAAGTTCAGCTTGTAAGTCAGAATGTTAATGATCTTTTAGTTATGCCAGATGTTATAATTGCTGATCAGTTTGATCCAATATACGAAGGTGTTGCTACAGCAGGGCTTGAAGCACAATTAGATATTACTGGTCTCAGACCACGTGGTGTGTTCTTAGATAGTGATACACGTATAAGTCTTAATGGTCAAGTTGAAGATTATGCTACACGTACAATTGAAGAGATTGGCAGAAACTATGATACTATAGAAGAATGGATTGGTACTAACTCACCAACATTCGATGAAGACTCAGCAGTCGGTGATCCATATGCACCAAGAATGTCTACAGAATTAGATACGTTCGACGAAGTTAATTACATTTGGTATGACTCAGACTCAGCCTAACCCTTATAAATAAAGATAATAGATTTGGATAGAGATTAAAATGGCAAGACAAGATATAGCCCGAGGCACAGCCGCTAATGACGGAACCGGTGATACACTACGTGTTGCTGGTCTAAAGATTAACCAAAACTTTGCTGAGCTGTACCAATTGCTCGGTGGTGACTCTGCTGAGTTAAGTGCTGGTGTTTCATTAACAGATCAAGGTGTTCTTTTTGAAGGCACTAACGTTGATGATCACGAAACAACATTAACAGCTGGTAACCCATCTGCTGATATATCATTAGCATTACCTACAGCGGGTACTGAACTAATCTCTAATAGTGCAACACAGACACTAACCAATAAGACATTAACATCAGCTGTTCTTACAACACCAAAGATTAATGATACATCATCTAATCATCAATACATATTTGCTGCAAGTGAATTATCTGCAAATAGAACTGTTACATTACCTTTATTAGGTGGTGGTGATACATTTGTATTTCAAGCACATACACAGACATTAACTAATAAGACATTAACTTCACCTCTTATCAATACTGGTAAGATTGGCGCTAGTATTAATGATACTAATGGCGCAGAGTTAATTAAAGTAACAGCAACTGCTAGTGCAGTAAACCAAGTATTAGTTGCCAATGCTGCAACTGGTAATGCTCCATCTATTACAGCTGACGGAGATGATACTAATGTAAGTCTTATACTTGGATCTAAAGGTACTGGTGCTGTTAATATCAATAACAAAGTTGTGCATCGTGAACACTTTATGACAGGCGACGGTGCTGTAAACTTAACAATTCCTCTCACAATCTTTAATGCTTCATCAGCACTTGCTATTACAATGGCAGATGGAGTTATTACTGGTGAGACTAAATACTTTGTAAATAGAGGAACAGGTACTGCTACAGTAACAATAACAAGCTTAGTAGGTACAGGTAACCCATCAACAGTAGCATTTGCGGCACATGAAGCTGGTTTCATGATGTGGGATGGTGCAAACTGGCACTTAGCCTCTAAAACAGTTGCTTCTTAAGGACATAGACAATGACAGCTATTATAACAGATAAACTCAAAAAACAATTACTACTAAACATCATTGAAGATGTAGATAGTGCAGCTAATAATTACTTTATTGGTATAGGAAGATCAGAGGCTTGGAATGAAACCGATGCTGCTCCTGCTCCTCAGAATAGCTTGCGTGATCAACGTAATTTAGGATTGAGTTTACAATCTGTAAAAGGCATTGCAGATAAATCTTTATGTGTACCAAGGACAGATTGGTCATCTGGTGCAATATATTCTTCTTATAATGATAATATTCAAGGACATCCAGTATCGTCTTACTATGTCTTTACTGATGAGAATCACGTATATATTTGTCTACAGCAAGGTAGAAATGCGGCGGGAACTGGTGTTAACTCCACTGTTAAACCAACAGGGACTAGCACCAATGCATTTAAAACAGCAGACGGTTATGTATGGAAATTCTTATATTCTATTGGTGCATTAACAGCCAATAAATTCTTATCATCTAACTTCCTTCCTGTTACAAAGATTGTCTCGGTTGATTCTGATTCACCAGCTTCTATTTCTGAACAAAAAGGAATACAAGATGCGGCAATAGGTGGAGAGATTATTGGATATACAGTAACAGCCGGTGGAACTGGATACACTTCAACACCAACAGCTACTATTTCAGGTAACGGAACATCGGCTAAAGCTGATGTCACTATATCTGGTGGAGCTGTATCTAAAGTTGATGCTAGAGACTCAAGTGGATCCCTAGTATTTGGTTCTGGCTATACTTATGCTGAAGTCACATTAACAGGTGGCAGTGGTGATGGTGCAACAGTAAGGCCCATCTTTGGTACTAAAGATGGTATGGGTGCAGATCCGAGAGATGATCTTAGAGCAAGAGCAATTATGTTCAATGCAAAACCAGATGGTACTGAAGCAGGTGACTTTGTTATCGGAAATGATTTCCGTCAAGTTGCTCTTATTAAGAACCCTCTTACATATGCAAGTGCTAAGTTAACAAGTAATACAGGCAATGCATTAAACAAATTAAATCTATCAGCCATCAGTTCATCATTTAGTGCAGATAAAACTATACTAGGAGCTGACTCACTAGCTTTGGCTTATATAGATAAAATAGATTCAGATAATATATATTATCATCAAAATGAGACAACAGGATTTGGTTCGTTCCAAAGCGCAGAAGCAATATCTGAAACAGATGGTTCCGGTGCTGGTGTTGTTGCAACAGATAGTGCGGGTGATTTTAACCCACTAACTGGTGATATTCTCTATATAGATAATAGAGCTGCAGTAACTAGAGTTGCAGAACAAACAGAAGACATTAAAATCGTTATTCAATTATAATCGGTGTAGGAAAACATGGCAATAGATTTTACAAAAAACATTTTTGCGTCAACATATAAAGACGACTTTGCTGATAGTGATAACTATCATAGGATTCTCTTTAATAATGGACGTGCCCTACAAGCCCGTGAATTAACGCAACTGCAAACTATTACTCAGTCTGAGATTTCTCGGATGGGTAGACATTTATTTAGAGAAGGTGCTGCTGTTAATCCAGGTGGTACTACTATTAATAATTCATATGAGTTTATTAAATTAACTGGTGAATTACCTAGTTCAAGTATTATTGGAACACAGTTTACTTCAGCATCCAACTCTATTATTGTAGAAGTGCTTGAAACCGTAGCAAGAGTATCTGATTTAGAACCAGCTACAATCTATGTTAAGTATGTAAGTACATCAGGTGGAACTAGTGGATCAACTCCTGTTAGAGTATCTGCAAGTGACACATTATCTGGTGGAGATGAAACTCTTACAGTACAATCTACAAATACTGTTGCTAATCCAGCTACAGGTACCGGTACTAGAGTATCCATTCACGCTGGTGATTTCTTTGCTATAGATCGTTTTGTCTTTGCAAGAGAACAGTCAATGATTTTATCTAAATACACTTCTGATCCAGAGGCAGTAATTGGATTTAAAGTAACTCAAGATATTGTTAGTGTTAATGATTTCCCTGCACTATATGATAACTCTGGTGCAACTCCTAATGTATCTGCACCTGGTGCTGATAGATATAGAATTAGACTTGATATAGCAGACAAAGCTAATGTTGCAGCTGATGAAAACTTTGTATATGTTGCTAAAGTTGTTGATGGCATAGTAGTTACACAAGTTGATGGTACAGATTCTTACAATAAGATAGAAGACAGAATGGCCATCAGAACAAGTGAAGAGTCTGGTGACTATATCGCTAAAAGGTTTTCTGTTAGTTTTGATACTAGTGATTCGGATGAAAGTATATTAGACTTTGATATAACACCAGGTATTGCATATGTAGATGGCTATAGAGCTGTTATTAACTCACCACTTAAACTTTCAGTCAGTAAACCAAGAACAACTATTACAGAAAATAATAATGTAACAGCAGCTGCATATGGGCAATATGTTACAGTATCTGCTAATAAAGGCTTACCTAACATTAATACATTTGCTCAAATTAATCTTTATCCTAATACAGCTGGTACTGGTGCATTAATAGGTACTGCTAGAGTAAGAGCTGTAGAGGAAGATGGTTCGAACTATAGAGTATATCTGTTTGATGTACAAATTGCTTCTGGTAAAAACAAAAGAAACACTAAATCACTTGGTACTGGTTCTACTGATTATATGACACTAGTTCTTGAAAACAGCAAAGCAGTATTTAAAGATGAAGGATCTACAAGTCTATTGTTCCCAGTCCCTGGAAATAGACCAAAAGTTATTACAGATATTAGTCTTGTAACACAAAGGTATAGAACAGCAGTTATATCAGGTGGAGCAGGTTCTATTACACTAACAGCCACAGGCGAGACCTTTGCTGATACTAGTGCATGGATTGCAGCACAAGCCGATTCAGATATAGATACAGGGTTTACTGCAAATGGATCTGGTACAACAGCTAGTGCACTAGGTGGTGTTACAGATGGTACATATGAAATTCTTACTTATGTAAATAAGGCCGCAGGGACTGTTAGAACTAAGTCACTTACAGAAGTAACCGAAACAATTACACCAGATGGTTCTGGTAATTTAAACTTTACAAAAGCTGATATTAGTAGTATAGTTAGAGTTACTCTTGCTGACTCAGATGGCGCTGATCTAACAACATCTTATGACTTAGATAATGGTCAACGTGACTTTGCTTATCTAAATGGTAGAATGGTTAAGAAAGCCGGAGTTACTCAAACAGCTGATGTGTTTGTAAGATATAAACACTTTACTCATGGTGCATCTGGTGATTTCTTTGCGGTTAACTCTTATACTGGTCAAACCAACTATGAAGATATTCCATCATATACACAATCTAATGGCACAACAGTATCTCTAAGAAATGTTTTAGACTTCCGTTCAAGTGTTAATAGCTCAGGTAACTTTGGTTCAGGTGCTAAAATTAATGAGATGCCTAAGAATACAGGTCTCATCACATTTGATGCAGAGTATTATCTCGGTAAAAAAGTTCGTGTGACAATAGATAAAAATAGTTTTGTTGATGCTATTAGTGGTGCAGCTAGTGTTAATCCTCAATTACCACCAGCTCCAAACAATTCTCTGGATTTATTCCATGTTGATATGAATCCATATACAGTTAGTGATACTGATATTACTTCAACTACTATCAGAGCTAAAAGATTTACTATGAAAGATATTGGTAAATTGGAAAATAGAATTGATAAAGTTGAAGAGGCTACATCATTAAGCCTTCTTGAATTAGATACAGCATCATTTAATGTTCTTGATGCTACTAGTAATAATAGAACAAAATCTGGTTTCTTTGTAGATAACTTTGCTGATCAATCTAGGTCATATATGTCTGCTGATTATAATGCAGCTATTGATCCAGAAGCTAAGATTATGCGCCCTTGGTTCCAAGAAGCTAACCTTAGAATGATCTATGACTCTGATCAATCTAGTAATACAATTCTTAAAGGTGATAGCGTATACCTAAAACATGATAATATAAATTATGTTGATCAACCTCTTGCAACAGAAGCAATGAATATTAACCCATTTGCTGTTATCCTAAATGAAGGTTTTATTGATCTTTCACCATCATCAGATGAGTGGACTGCAGTCGACAGATTACCAGATCGTGTAGAAGACGGTGGATCAAGACTTGTTAATAATGGAGCATTACTCTGGAATACATGGCGATGGAACTGGATTGGACGAAATGATACACCAACCGAAGATTTAGCAACTAGAGATGCAGCACTAACAAGTATATTAGCAGTCAATAGAGTTGTTGCTTCAGAAACAGTTCGTGAATTTGTGAATGATCGTATACTAGATGTTGCATTTATTCCGTTTATGCGGTCTAGGAAAGTTAGTTTCCGCGCTCAAGGTCTTAAACCTAATACTCAAGTTTTTGCTTTCTTCAATAACAAATCAGTTGCTGATTGGGTAAGATCAGAAGCATTTACTAGATTTGCCACTACTACTGATGATTTTGGTAATAGACATAATAGAGCAACTCAACATCCTGATGGCAAGTCAACACTAGTAACTGATGCTACAGGTTCTGTTACTGGTTCATTCTTTATTCCATCCACAGACGCAATTAAGTTTAGAACTGGTGTACGTGAGTTTAAACTACTTGATATTAGTGTACCTAAAGATGAGAATGCAACATCAATTGCAAAAGAACCTTTTTCATCAACAGGTGTATTAGAAACTAGACAGTCAACATTTACAACAACTAGAGTGCTAACTATATCAGCTCCGCCACCACCTGTTGCTCCACGGAGACGTAGACGCCGTAGGTCAGGTCTAACACCTGATCCTCAGTTGGACCCAAGGAATCAAACCCGCAGAGATCCTTTGGCTCAGACATTCTTTATTGATGAAAATGATGGTTTGTTTATAACTAGAGTTGGTGTTAGGTTCCAAACTAAAGATACAACAGTTCCTGTGATGATGCAAATTAGATCAACTGTAAATGGTGTTCCATCAGCAGATGAGATTATACCTAATGGAGTTAAGGTTCTTCTACCCGGTTCTATTACAACATCAGCTGATGCTAGTGCAGTAACTTACTTTGAGTTTGATGAACCAGTTTACTTGAACGGCAACATGGAATATTCTATTGTTCTACTTGCTAATTCTATAAATTATAATGTATATGTAGCAAAATCTGGTGATTTAAAACTTAATTCAACAGAACTAAGAGTTACTAAACAGCCTACACTAGGTTCATTGTTTAAATCTCAGAATAGTAGGACTTGGACGGCAGATCAAGAAAGAGATTTAACATTCACTATTGATTGTGCTGAATTTATTTCAGCAACCGGATATGTTACATTACAAAATGCGCCCATTCCACCAATCTTATTGGCTAGTAATTCATTAGATGCTACAGACACAAGTGGCACAGTTAAGGTTCTTGCATTTGGTCACGGGTTTACAGTAGGCGACTCGGTAACAATAGCAAATGCTGAAACGTTTGGTGGAATAGATGAAGCTAATATTAATGGTACAAGAGCAGTCACTAAAGTAGATGGTACAGGCTTTGAGTTTGTGGCAGGTGCATCAGATGTTGCTTCAGCTACTATAGCTGGTGGTGGGGATGCTATTACAATAACAAGAAATATTATGATGGATACAGTAGTTCCTTATGTTGAAACACTTTCACCTCCACAGACTTTAATATCACACTCAGCTAAATTTACATCAGGTAAATCATTTGCTGGATCTGAAACTGCTTATATTCCAGATAGTAGTTATCAAACCATAGCAAATAGAGATAATAATAACTTTACTCAACCTAAGGTGATTGCTTCAAGTGCTAATGAAACTGCTTCTTTATCAGGTAATAAATCGTTAACATATAAAATTGATTTACAGACACAAACTAACTTAGTTGCACCAGTAGTTGATCTTCAACGTGCTTCTATAACAGCTATAAACAATTTAGTTGATCAACAAGTTGCAAGTGGTAGTGGTGGTAATATTCCAATAGAATATATTGCAGAAACAAATCCAACTGGTGGTTCACATCTAACTAAGCATATTACACAACCGGTATCTCTTGATGAGTCAGCTGTTGGTTTAAAAATACTAATTGGTGCAAGTAGACCATCTGCAGCAAGCTTTGATGTTTACTATAGAACAAATGCTTCAGATACAGCAGCGGCAGGTAACTTACTTGACTCAACTTGGATATTAGCTACACTTGAAACTGAAATGCCTTCAGACCAAAATATTAATGTATTCAGAGAGTACAGATACTTAGTAGGCGGTGATGACGGAACTATGGATGCTTTCTCACAATTCCAAGCTAAGATAGTATTAAAATCAACCAATACATCAAGACCTCCAGTCATACAAGACTTGAGAATGATTGCATTGAGTGTATAATGATAAAAGTTAATGGGCACCCAAATTTAGTTAGAGATCCAAATTCGGGTGCTATTTTGAATATAAATAAAGATGAGATTACTTCAGCACGAGCAAGAAAGATAGCCCGTGCTGAAAAAGAATTAGAAGAACAACAACTGAAAGCAGATGTACTAAGTTTAAAAAATGAGATTAGTGACATTAAACAACTGTTGGCTCAAATTGTAGAGAAAATTTAAATGGCAAGAACACACGTAAATGTAACAGATCATATTTTAGATATGAAGAACAAAGTCAACGAAATCTCATATGATGTCGGTGACATAGCTCTTATATCAACATCGGGACAAGATAGTGATGTAGTTCAAGCTATTAACTCACTTGACTCAGATATTGGTGGAATTGCTAATCTTACAACAATAGACAAGTCTAGTATTAAAGCGGCTATCAATGAGCTAGATGCTGAGATTGGTGCAGATACTCTAACAACTAGTGCATCTACAGTAAAAGGTGCTATTAATGAACATGAAGTTCAAATCAATAATACAGATAGTGATATTGGTACTAGAACTAATTTAACTACAGATGCAGATCAAAACCTTGTAGTTGCTATAAATGAAGTAGATACTAATGCGAATACCGCAAATGCAACCGCAAATGCAAATACAGTTAAGCTTGGTACAATCACATCTGGTGCTATGGGCACTTCTGCTGGTACAGTAGGTCCAGCTATAAGCGAACTTCATACCGAAATAACATCCGCTACATCAAATATAGGCGCTTTAAATTCATTAACCACAACAAACAAAAGTAATTTAGTTGCAGCTGTTAGTGAAGTAAACGGCTTACTTATAGATTCGGCTATGATTAAAAATATATTCAGTGCCACCAATACGGGAACTGGTTATGGTGCACTTACATATGGTAACAATGGTGTTTATTCACTGGCCAAAGTAACTAATACTAATATCAGAAGTGCTATATCTGCAGGCGAAGGTATAGACATTGCAAGTGGTGTTATCTCAGGTGAGCTTGCTTCTTATACTAATATAGGTATTGCAAAATTTGACTCAGATGGTTTCACAGTTAATAATGGCGAAGTCTTTATTAAAGCAAATGGTATTTCAGCCACTCAAATTTTAGATGGTGCTGTTACTACTGTTAAAATAGCAGACAATGCGGTCACTACTGCTAAGATTTTAAATGGTAATGTCACTACTGTTAAAATAGCAGACAATGCGGTCACTACTGCTAAGATTTTAAATGGTAATGTTACTACTGCTAAAATAGCAGACGATGCTGTAACATACGCAAAGTTACAAAACTTAGTAACAGCTAATAGAGTATTAGGATCAACTAGTACTGGATTAATAGGCGAGACACAAGTACAGACTGCAATGATAGCAAATAATGCGGTCACTACTGCTAAGATTTTAAATAGTAATGTTACTACTGCTAAAATAGCAGATGTTGCTGTTACAGCTGCCAAGATAGCAACTAATGCTGTTACAGCTACTAAAATTTCATCAGGTGCAGTAACTACAGATAAGATAGCAGCTGATGCTGTAACATATGCTAAACTACAAAACTTAGTAACAGCTAATAGAGTATTAGGATCAACTTCAACTGGAGTAATAGGTGAGACTCTAATACAAAATGCAATGATTGCTCCAGATGCAGTAACTGGTAGTAAGATACCTGATAATGCTATTAACTCAGAACACTATGCAGCAGGCTCAATTGATCCAGAACATCTTGCAAGTAATGCAGTAACGGAAATTAAGATTGCTAGTAATGCTGTTACTTCTGGTAAGATTGCAGCAGATGCTGTTAATGGGACAAAGATTGCTGATAATGCAATTAACTCTGAGCATTATGCAGCTGGTTCAATTGATAATGAACATATTGCTGATGATGCGGTTGGTGCAGATGAATTAAAAAGTGTTGTTTCTTTAATAATATATAACAGTGCAGGTACAGCATTAAAGACATTGTATGGTGCAGGAAGCTAATTAGATGACGGTTAGAACACCACTCATACTTGATGGGTCGAACAATCTCATAGAGATGACGACAGCTCAGATAAACGCAGTTAAAGATAGATGCCGGTATTTGTACGGAACATCTCCATCTGTCACGCTATCACGTGTTGAAATTAATGGTAACAGAGGAAGCATTTCTGATACTCGTAAACAAGCTGGTGCTATGTCGACAAGCGTATCGTCATTACCACCAGAATCAACTACGGCAGAACCGTCCACAGTTACACGTAACCGTGCTCACATTTCTGAAAGTAGAGTAAATACATCCGCTAGTGTGGATACTAATAGTGTTGCTTTTCCTGTATATCAAACAAGCGGTAACATTCGATCA